CAATTTGACCCAATATATCATCATCAAATACCTGTTCGTTTTTTTGTTGTGTTAGTTTTATATAGGCCAATATTTCTAATACTTTGTGACAAATTGTGCCTTTATCGGCCTTTTTGTTCGATGGACTTCTTATGCCTAGATTATACTCTAGAAAGTATTGTTGCTCGCACATAGAATGAGTTCCATATGAACTACTTCTTAGGTATGTAATTATAATGATAGTATTCCTTGATCAATAATGAATTGTTTAATTAATTTATTTTTCATATCTATAGTTAGTTGGTCATTATATATAATATAAGTAAATCTTGTCCAATCATAATTATCTGGATCTAATGCAACTTCCGGCTCTGCTAATGAATGAAATGGATCTCTGGCTAATCTTAACACATAGCCACCAGCATCTAACACAGCATCTACCTCATTTGGAAATCTGTTATCTAATAATAATGCAATATCTGGTTTATCTCTATTGATTTCTTGTATAGTGGCATCAACCCAAATATTATTTTTGATTTTTCTAAAAATTTTTGTGCCAACAACCTCCATTACTTCTCTTGCTGTCATTAGGCCAGTTTTATTGCCATCAAATAGTGGCATATCTTCCCATAACAACGATGTTAAAGAATTTTTGTCCTCATCACTACCCCAACATTGGGCCGGTGTTAAACCTAGTAAATCCACACATATATTCTTTTTTAACAGATCAGCAAAACTATAAGTGCAAACATCTATTTTAGGATCTATTGAATAAATAAGTTGTTGTAAATATTCTCCAGCAGTACTTTTGCCAGACTGTTTTCTTCCAGAAAAAGCTATAATTTTGGTCATATTATTCTTTCTAGATATTTTTTAATTTGTTCATTAATTTGTTCAGGACTCATCTCACCAACATCGCTCTCCGAAATTAGTGGTATAAAAACCCTGTATGTATTCTGACACTTTTGTTTAATCTGCTGTGCTGCTTTATGACCGGCCTCGTCGTTATCTGTTAATATAACTAGGTTCATAGCACCAGAAGAATCTAACAAAATCTTTTGTCTATCGCTTAATGAAGAACCGAACATAGCAACACTATTATGAATGCCATTTTCTTCTAATCTCCATACATTTCCAGGACTTTCTACTATAATAGCGGTTGCTGAATTTAGTATGTGTTCTTTAGCAAACCAAAAGTTATATAATGTGTTTTGACTTTTAAAATCGGCATTGTGTTTCCATTTTGGATATTTCCATACGTTTTCTTGGGAGGGACAAGTATCTGATTGATTGTGATGTGATTTACATTTTGTACATTTCTCATATATGCTTCTGCCACTACATCCTATCATAAATTTATAATCATTATCATATATTGGCACAACAATTCTATCGCTCATTTCCCTATTGGCTTTGGTGCATAATCCAACATCATATTTTGTTAATATTGCTGATGAATAGTTTCTATCTAAATAATATTGGGCTGGTATCTCTAATGATTTAACAATTTGTGCTCTGGTAATTTGAGATGTACTTGCTTCTACATTTTTGTTAATATTATTGATAACATTAGTAAATTGTTTTTTCTCTTTTTCAACACGAGATATCTTGATTTCTTTAATATCTTTTTTTATAAAAGACAAAGCATAGTTTACAGCCTCTTGAAATGAACAAGTTTCATCGCCAGGTTTTCTCCAACCATAATTATGGCGAGATATAATACCGCGAATAAATCCTAGGATCGATCCCTTAAATATCTTTTCGCAGTTATGTGTTCTGCATTTCCAGTTACCTCTATAGGTATCTCCTTCTGGATATAAGTTTAATGCAGACGTGTTATCTCCACCGTGTATGGGGCACGCCATAACAATCATCTTAGATTGTGTCTTATATTCTATCTCAAAAGCATCAAGTAAAGATGAGATATTATCACATACCTCATCACAAATAATTTTAAGCTTATATTGATCATTCAAAGGGGATTTGGTCTTCTTCGTCATCGTTTTCATCTATTATAAAACCTTCATCACTAGATTTAGTATTGTGTTTAATTTCAAGGTGTGTTCTACCTTCAGTAATTTTAGCACACCAGCCTTTCATATGACAGTTTATATAATCGTTGTCATCTAATCCGCCGCCATGCCTACTTACTAATGGTATCAATTTTCTATTTCCGCCATCTGGGCCATCTTCCGCAATTTCCTCATCACTTTTCCTTTTAAAAATACTGAAGTTACTACATAGCCAAATTATACGATCAGATCCACTAGCAGAATCTGTGCTTTCTTTTGTTATTCCATCACGATTAAGCTGAATAAAAGCAACTATGGGTACTTTGTATCGAACAGCAAAGTTGTGTAAACTAGTCATCATAAAGCCTAGTACCTGATATTCTTTTAAGTCTTGTGATATACCGGCACTATCCATAAGTTTTAGATAGTCATAAAAAATTACACAATCTTTAGCAGTACCGTCGTCATTCAATCCAACATCCTTAACTAGCCAGCGTCTCATGATTGCTAATTGATCTTCAAATGGTTTACCAGCAATACTCTTGTGGTACAATTTAAGTTCTTTTAATTCTTTAGCTGCTTGTGTTAATTTATTCTTCTTATCTGGTGATTCAGAAAACTTACCAGTTTCTATAGTATTGATCTCAATTTCGCTCATCATAGCTAGTATTCTATTAATATGGTCTTCTTTATTCATTTCAGTATCCATATTTAATACTGGTATACCTAGTTTAGCAACATTGCGACCCATATTATCAGACAAGAGAGTTTTACCCGTTTTGGGTCTAGCACCAATTACATTAATAGTACCCTTTCTTAATCCTCCACCAATAGCTTGATCATAAATTGGAAATCCTGTTGGAATACCAACTTGATCTATCTTGTTTTCTTCTAGATTTTTAATATACTCGTCTACTGTTGAACCAATTATTTCTGGATTATTATCAGTATCATTTAATAGAGAAGTAAAATTAAAAATACTATCTTCAGCTAAACCGATAATAGAAGATATTGGTTCTGATCCAGTAACTTCTAATATTTTGTCTTGTGCTAACTCTAGTTGTTTTCGTAATAATCTAGCAATTTCTAGTTTACGAATTTTAGCAGCAAACTTTCGCACATTATCAAGGCTTACTGGAAAATCCATTATGGCCTTAAGGTGTTGTGTTTCTTCTTTTTTAGCTAGAATTTGAGCAACACCAAGTTCCTGTGCTGTAGAATAAATAGAAGCAATATCAATAGTTTGCTGATGACTTTCACATAAGTGCTTCAAACACTTAAATATGATAATATTGCTGTCTACAGTAAAGGATGATTCTTGTAAAATATCAGCAATATCCAAATAGGCATTTTCACCATATGTACAAATACCAGCCAATACTGCTCTTTCCGCAGCGGGATCACAAAGTATCATCAACCGGCTCCTGTTGAACATTTGTTGCACTTGTATCTTTCAATAGATTCGACAAGTGCTGGCGCAACCTTTTCTTTTTTTCCACACATCCTACACTGTACCTTAATATAGTCAAACTCCCTATTTCTGATTGATGGTGGTGGTTTTTTAATTTTTCTATCTATTTCAGTATCTTCTTTACACATATTAAATTCAGCCATTTTTTCAAAATTATTCACAGCCCTTTTCTTTTTAGGTGCTGGTTTTGGAGCTTTTGTTTTAGTGGGCTTTTGCGGTGTGTGATCTTCTTGATCGTCGTTCGACTCCAACCCCTTTTGTAAAATAGCTATCAAAGCTTTAATGTCGTCATTATTAAGAGCCATGTTTCACCTTTGTTCGTTGTACAGAAAGCATTATATCGGATAGATTCTTGACGCTGTTAGCCAAGTATGATAATCTGTCTATGCGTTGTTGTGCGTACTTTTTTATTTTATTTAATGATGTTGCTTTATCGTTATGTTTTATCGCTTGTAGGGATTTCTCCACAAACCCATAACCCTTATAGTTATTTATCTCATCCGCTATTGTTTCCTTAATATTTTCTTCTGCCCAATTATGTCGTGCTATTTCTCTATTTAGAGTTCTTTGTAAGAAGAAAGCATATTGGGCTAATCTATAAGAAATCTGGGCGCAGTCTTCTGGGCTTAGTTTTTCTACACTATCCCTATTCATAATAAAATAATTGTTCAATTCATCTTCTGAGAAACTATGATTGTCTGAATATTTTCCAAGACCAATAGACGATTCATATTCATCTAATATATCATCCCAATATTTAACTTCTTCTTTTGATGTTTTAAGCATTATTAATTCTTTCTAACCACTCTGTTTCGTTTTCATCATACGGTAAGGCTATATATTTTATATTATTCAATTCACACCATTCTTGTTTTTCTCTATCTCTTTTTTGCGATTTAAGAAAAGTTAAAATATTAGAATGATAGAATGGAACGAATTTATAGTGTTGTTCTCCATGAACCTCTATACAGGTTTTATTTAAAGGCAAATAAAAATCTAAATAGAGTGTTTCATTTTTTCTTAATGGAATTGGTACTTCTTCTAAAATTTGTAATGTTGGATAGTGTTTAATTAATAATGATCTGGTTGATAAGTGCAGGGAAGATTTATTAGATATTTTACCCTTAGACATATTACCTGTAAGTTGCCAATTATGTGCATTGCCATCTAAATCTTTAATCAGCATTTTATGCCCATGGTTTCCTTAATATTTTTTATAAGATCGTGATATGCCTTTTCATTTTCTAATAAATATTGTCGTACTTTTTCCGTTCCCTGAAATTTGGGTTTTTCTGGTAATGCACTTAGAGTATACCAAGCACCACCCTTGTGGATAATACCCATATCAGATGCTAGTGTAATCGCTTCCATGTATTTGTCAACACCCTGACCATATCTGATATAGCTTGTAATATTACCTCCAGGTGGACCTAATGCTGAACATACTACTTGCCAATCAATTTCCTGGCCTATCTGAGTACTATCGGCACTCAATGTCCATGCCTTAAAACTTTTAGCTCTTAACTTAATGTCTGTTTGATAAGCAATGGCTTGTCCACTCTTTTCTTTAAATTCCGCACCATAACCCGTAGGATTACCCATCAAATGAGTAATACCTATAACAATATTCTTATTAACAGGAATTACGTTTGCTACTTTACGACAAAATTTTGCTAATAGTTTTGCTCCATCTGCTCTTTGCATCTTATCCATTTCGCTTGTAATCTCTGCTTCTGTACATAGTGCAGAATATGAGTCTATGATTAGTATGCTTCCTGGTATTTCATTAATAATTTTTTCTGCAATTTGTAAATATTCTTCTGCATGTAAAATCTTACCTTCTTGACTACCAATAATATGAAATCTATCTAGATCCAATCCTGGTATTCCCTCTAGATCTCTTTTTTTCAGTCTACCTTCGATGTTTAGATAGTACACTTCTCTAGGGGACTTTAAGGTTCCTTGGTATTCTGGTTTTTGTGCTGTTGCAGCAAAGTCTAGCGATGTTGTGGTTTTCCCGCATTTTGGTTGTCCTGTTAATACCACAAAACTGCCTTCTGGAATGCCTCCATTTAATACAATATCCAAAGACGGGCTTACCGGAATTACTACGCTCTTTTTATCTATTAGTGCATTACCGCTTAAAATAATATTATCGCCAAAGTTTTTAACCACATCTTCTTTAAGACTCATTGTCTAGATCCTTTAGTTTTGAAATTATGTTTTGCTTTTTTTGTTTTTGACCAAATACAACATTGTCTAGTCTTGTTAATTCTAGAGATAATTCTGTATTTTGTGATTTTACCAGGCGTTCCTCTTGTTCTATAATAGGAATCAAGAAAGGCGCTCGCAGAGAATAGATTTTTTCAGCCTTTGAGCAATTCAATGCTCTTATGATAGCGGTATCTGAATATTTTTTTAATAATCTGTATGCTGATGCTATCTGATCTTTATAGAACTTTTCCCATTCCTTATTAATCCAAAATCTATAGTGTAAATCTTTTTTGTCTAACTTAGCCTTTTTCTCACATATAATTTCTGTGATATATTGTGCGGCACTAACCTGCTTCCCATTAGAATACTTGGAAGGATATTGTTTTTTGGACATTAACTATCAATCTTTTGGTCTGAAAATATAGTTTTGTGTTCTTTTGCTATGATCAATATTTTTAATAAATTCATCAGATAGTTGAGATGCTGCCTCTGTCATTATACTAACGCTATTATTTTTCTTAACAGAAGTTTGACGAATCATTAGATTTTTTGTCTTATCTGTTTTTGCTGGTGTTGTTGTCTGTTCTGTATCTAGTACAGCATTAACATCCTCTAGAGATACTTTTAATTCTTTAGCAATATCCTCTGGGCTTTTTTTTCCATAGGTAGATAAATACTTAATAGCATATTCTTTTGTTTTATTTAATTTTGACATTAGTTAAGCTCCCTTTCGGCATTATTTAGCCATGCTATATTTTTAGTTGTTAGAAAATTAAGATACAAGTCAAAAACCTTGTTATTGACTTCTTTAAATTCAAATTGTTTACGACCTATCTTAGATAGAAACTTTGTATTCTTTCCTTCGCTATATAAACCTATGGGATTATAAATTTTTCCATAAGTACCAACCTTAATATAGTATCTGGATG